GCAAGTTACTGACGCTAACCCCACCATTGTTGAGTTTACAAGTAATGCTCCACCTGCTCCTGCAGTACCTGTTGACCCTAATGAAACAGCAGTAGATAATGTCAGGATTCGACGTGTCACTAATATTAATGATATTCGTGCTTTGTTTAATCCTGGCTCTGCTATTCGTTCAGATGACCTTAATAAGAACTTTGAACAGCTTCGGTATGCTATTCAAGAGTCTAACTGTCAAGGAATTAGCGACGATGTTTACCAGTATCTGCTAGATAACTACTGGGATCGTTTTGATAATACTCTTTATTCTACTGAAGAGTGGCGTAGTGATGATGCTACTATTGCTACTACAGCAGCTTTGGATCAACGCTTCCAAGATGAAGTGTCTGAGACACAAGAAAGTGGTGAGGAATGGGTTAGTGATGATAACCGTGTACCAACCACTGCTGCTGCTGATGCTCGTTTTGTCGATGTATTGAATGCTGAGGCTGTTGGAGGTGTTAAGACCTTTAGTGATAGCCCTGTTGTACCTACTCCTACTACAGATCTACAAGCTACTAATAAGACTTATGTTGATACATTAGTCAATAATTCTATTGATGCTGCTATCACGGGTGATATTGGTACTGATGGTACTGGTATTACTGTCACTGATGATGGTGATGGTACGATTACCTTAGGTCTTGCTGAGAACTCTATTGATCTCGATCGTATTAAGAACGATGCGTTGATCACTGCAGCAGAGCAAGATGGTGGTACTTCTGCTACTGACAATAATTTGTTTACAGGTCTTGCAGCTGCCCGTCGTTTTGATACCATTGTTCAACCTACTACTCCTTCAGGTTCTGATTGGGAAACAGGTAAGACATGGTTGCAAAATGATCCTGATAAAACTCTTTCTGTTTGGGATGGAGCTGCGTGGCTTGGTGTGAGTTCTGGTGGTACGTTTACCAGCCAGACTACTGTTGTCTATGTGGATGCAGTTAACGGTGATAACGCTAATGATGGACACCGTATTAGCCGTCCTAAGCAGACTATCAAAGCAGCTATTGAACAGATTAACTCTGAGATTCAAGCTACCCTAACCAATGGTGGTAGTAATTATGTAGAAGGTGCTTATTCTACTGTTCTTTTGACTGGTGGTACAGGTACTGGAGTACGTGCTGATATTACTGTTAATGCTGGTGGTACTGTCACTGCTATCACAATTACTAACCCCGATGTTCTGAAAGCTAGTTACGCTATTGGTGATATACTGTCTGCCAATAATGCTGATCTTGGGGGTAGTGGTTCCGGTCTTCAGATTACTGTAGAAGGTACTGGTGACGGACAAGTAGTTATTGTGGCTCCTGGTATTTACCAAGAAGTCGCACCCATTCAAATTCAACGTCGGGATGTCTCTATTATTGGACAAGCCCTTCGTAGCTGCATTATCCATCCTACTGTAGCAACTGAAGAGAATACTCTGTTTGAAGTAAATAGTGGTTCCTTCCTTCAAAACCTGACCTTTACTGGTGTTAAAGCAAGTGGTATCCGTGGTGGTAATGCACTTGATACTGATGCTACTTATGGTCTTCCTACTAACCAAGGATGGAACGTTGCTTTCTACAGTGGAGCAACAATTATCAAATCTCCCTATATTCAGAATTGTACTAACTTCTCTGATAGTGAGATTGATAACAGTGATCTGAATGCTCATCGCCCTGCTGGTGGTGCTGCTGGTGACACTGATTCTGCTGTAACTGGTGGTGGTTTGTTGATTGACGGTTCAACCGTTAGCAGTAACTCTCCACTACGTTCTATGGTGTGTGATAGCTACACCCATGTTGGTCTTGATGGTCCTGGTATTTTTGTTACCAATAATGGTTATTGTCAAGCAACTTCTAGCTATGCATTCTTCTGTCATTATCACATCAAATGTCTAAATGGTGGACAAGCTAACCTTGCTGCTTCTACCACTGACTTTGGTCGTTATTCGTTGATTGCTGCTGGTAAATCTACCACAGCTATCTTTACAGCAACTACAACTGCTGATGCTGCTGATCTAGCTACTACCTTTACCATTGGTGCTCCTGTTGCTGATGCTTCTTGGCACGGTTCTGCTACTCGTCCCCAGAGCAACATGTTGGTGGAGATTGGTGGTAATATCTACCCTGTTATTAGCTCTACTCCTAATGGTGCTGGATGGGATGTAACAATTAGCCGTCCTAATCCTGCTAACAAGTCTGAGAACCTTGGACTTGATGGAGCTGTGTTAAATGGTTCTAGTGTCTCCTTCTATCTCCGTTCAATGATTGCTTCTAGCGGTCATACGATGGAGTATGTGGGCAGTGGTACTAACTACTCTGCATTACCTGAGAATGGTGGTATACCTGATGATACCGCACAAGTCATTGAACTGAATGGCGGTAAAGTCTGGACTGCTATTACTGATCACAACGGTAAGTTTACTGTTGGTCCTCTTGAAGTTGATCAACGTTCTGGTGCTATTACTATTGCAGCAGGCGCTTCCGTTACTAACGTAGTAGATGACCCTTCACCTCAACTTGGTGGAGATTTGGATGCTAATGGTAATAACATTATCCTTGCTGGTGGTAGTGCTGCTAATCCTTCGCTAAGGTTTACTGGTGATGCCGATACTGGTATTTATAGTCCTGGTGCTAATGAGTTTGGTATTGCAACTAATGGTAGCGTCCATCTGACTATAGATTCCGCTGGAGTAGTTACTATTCCTAAAATCTACCTTACTAATTTAGAATTACCTTCTGGAACTGGTTCATCTGGTCAGGTACTTACTACTGATGGTACAGGTAATCTTAGCTGGGCAGATGATGAAAGCGTTCTTGTTACCGATGGTGGTAACTTTGATAATGGCTCTAGCACTATTTCTACTACTCAAACACTTGACGGAGGTTCCTTCTGATGCCAACACCTAGTACTCGTACTCCTATTCGTATTGCACGGGGTACTTACTCTAATCTTAATGCTTCTATTCTTGATCTTCAAGAGGGTGAGATCTGCTATGCAACAGATCAGAATACTGCTTATGTAGTGGAAGGGGGTGCTCTTACACCAACAGTAGATCCTGACACTGCAAAAACAGATGTTGCACAAGTTTTCACTGCACCACAACGAGGACAATTTACAACGTTGTCTATTAATGCTGGAGCAGTTGAAATTGATTTCAGTGCTACAAACTTCTACTACCTTGATCTTACTTCAAATGTGTCTACTGTGACATTTACCAATGTAACTGCAGGTCAGTCGGGTAGCATTGTCATTGAACAAGATGCTACAAATACGCTTGGTGGTTGGCCAGCTGCTGCAAAGTTTAAAGGTGGCACTGCTCCAACGATTACAGCTACAGCTGGAAAGTTTGATCGCATTGATTACATCTGCTATGACGCTAATAATGTGCAGATGGTCTGGACTGGAGATTACTGATAATGTCTATTCTTATTGGTTCTAATAGCGTTGTAGCGGGCGCAAGTGGTAACCAGGAGGTTGCTGGTGAGTACACCATTAGCAGGAGCGTTCGATTCAACAGCAGTGACAGTGCCTGGTGTTCCAGAACTTTTACTACTCCAACCAACAATCTTAAATGGACTTGGAGTGGATGGGTAAAAAGATCAAAACTAGGTTCTGATTACAGAACGCTGTTTAATGGCAACAGCATATCTACCAATTACGGCAGTATCGAGTTTAACGATACTGATAACATCCGTATCTACAATAGACCATCGTCAGCGGGTGGTGTTACCGCTATACGTGCAACATCAGCGGTTTACAGAGATCCCTCTGCTTGGTACCACATTGTTGGCATATGGGATAGCGCAAATGCTACCGCCGCAGATCGGTTGATACTTTATGTAAACGGTACTCGTGTAACTCAGTTCAGTTCGTCCACTGATCCTACATCATCAGAAGTAAGTGTCATTAACAGTGCTATTGATCACGGCATAGGCAGGCAAGCGAATTACAACGGTTACTATTTCGACGGCTACCTCGCCGACGTTCACTTCATCGACGGCGGCACTCCTTCAACCGCTATTGATTCTGATGGTTCAGTAACTGGAATTGTTGGAGCGGAGTACCTGCTGGATTTTGGTGAGTTCGACGCAGATACTGGTGTCTGGAATCCAAAGGCATATACCGGCTCCTACGGCACCAACGGTTTCCACCTTGATTTCGTGGATAACAGCACGGCCGCCGCATTAGGGACGGACACTAGTGGGAATGGGAACACGTGGACTGTCAACAATATCAGCACCTTAGATTATGTTTCTTACAACTCTACCGTATCAACCACAGCTACCGAAATAGGCTCGCCT